CGATCCTTTTCTAACCCACAAAATACCTCGATCGCTCACGATCAGACTGGATCGCTTTGATTAATTTACAAACAGGCGAAATCTTAAAGGATCCGGAAGGATCGACAATAGGAGGTGTGCAAATCCCTCGAATTCACTCTCCATTGAATGATTTACCATCAAAAGGCCAAGAAATGATCGACTTCGCCAAGGAGATCGGTATGCCTTTAATGCCTTGGCAAGAATTTGTGGCTATTCATGGCCATAAGGTCAAAGAAGATGGCCGCTGGCACTCTCAGCTCAACAACCTCCTCCTAGCTCGCCAAAACGGAAAGAGCACTTTCATGCTTTTGCGGATTCTGACTGGCATGTATATCTGGGGAGAAAACTTACAGCTGTCATCAGCTCACAGATTAACTACCTCACTTGAAACATTTAGGCAAATGGTTTCCATTATTGAAAGCAATGACAAACTTGCATCCGAGGTAAAAAAGATTAGATGGCAACATGGAGCCGAAGAAATGGAGCTAAAGGGTGGTCGGCGGTTTGTGGTAAAAGCTGCAAATAACGCAAGCCGAGGAATTTCAGCTCCAGCCACAATTCATTTGGATGAGTTACGCGAGTATAAAGATGAGGATGCTTGGTCATCAATGCGATATACCATGATGGCTTCACAAAACCCGCAAGTGTGGACTTATTCAAATGCTGGAGATCAACATTCAGTAATTCTTAACAAACTTAGGGAGCGTGGCTTAGCAGCCGCCACAAACCCATCCGACACGATAGGTTGGTTTGAATGGAGTGCCGAGCCTGATTCACCGATAACCCTTCCGTCGGGGGAAATCAATTGGCCAGCATTTGCTCAAGCCAACCCATCGCTTGGCATAACAATGCACCCAGATAATCTTAAAGCTGTAATTAACGATCCACCAGATATTGTAAAAACTGAGGTAATGTGTTTATGGGTTGATACTATAAACAGCGCAATTGATGCACAAAAATGGGCAGCATGTAAGATTGATCCAATTCCATTAGATCCAGAAAAGCCAATATGGTTAGCGGTAGATTTAAGTCCAGATCGCAAATTTGGTGCATTAGTAGCTGCACAAAAACTTCCGGGCGAACAATTTTACATTCAGTTATTACATACTTGGTCAAATGATTATTCAATTAACGATTTAGCAGTTGCCAATGACATTGCACCTTATGTCAGAAAATATAATGTTCAGACTGTCGCTTATTCCGCCAAGACTGCACAAGCCGTCGCAAGTCGGTTAGTTCCTGCCGGAATTCCTATCACACAAATGGATGGGGCGATATATGCTGAAAGTTGCGATCGATGGCTTGGGGCGATCAATAGCCACAGGTTGCAACATGGTGGGCAAGAGGAACTTACCCAGCAAACTCTTTCCGCTGCGAAACTGCCCTATGGGGATGGGTCATGGATCATCGGGAGGAAAGCGAGCAAGGTCGCAGTTTGTGCAGCTGTGGCCAGTTCGCTGGCAAGTTATTTTGCGACACAAGTAGAAACGGAAATTGACATACAAGTAGGATAAATCGGACTTTATGGTATATTATACCTTAATGGGATTATTCGATAGATTTCGGACAACTCAACCTGATAATTCAGTTGATGTTGCAGCTTCACTTGCACCTTACAATTCACAGCAATTAGTTGGCGGAATTTTATTTGGAACGACAACCGCAACGCGCGAACAGTATATGGCCATCCCTTCGGGAGCACGCGCTAGAAATATAATTTGTTCAACAGTCGGATCTTTACCGCTTGAGCAATACAATCATTTTACAAATGAACATGTAAGACCTAATCGTGTAATTATGCAACCAGATCCAAGAGTTGCTGGTTCAGCAATTTATGCTTGGATCGCTGAGGATCTTTTACTTTATGGCGTAGCTTATGGAATGGTAATGGATTCTTATGCCGCAACAGATGCTTCAAGAATTCGCGCATGGACAAGAATTGCTCCTAATAGAGTATTTACTTCATTAAATGCAAATTCAACAGAAATTGAATATTACACAGTTGATGGCAAGCGAGTGCCACCATTTGGTGTTGGATCTTTAATTGTATTTAATGGTTTAGATGAAGGAATATTAAATCGCGCTGGTCGCACAATTAAAGCTGCTGCTGAGTTAGAAAAAGCCGCTGAGATGTATGCAAAAGAGCCAATGCCACAAATGGTTTTGAAATCTAATGGAACAAATTTAACTCCAGAGCGAATTACAAAATTATTAGAATCTTGGAGAGTTAGCCGAACGACAAGATCAACCGCATTTTTAAATGCTGATGTGGAATTACAAGCATTAGGTTTTGATCCTGCCAAATTGCAACTCAATGAGGCCAGGCAATATTTAGCTTTGGAGATCAGCAGGGCTTCAGGCATCCCGGCTAGTTTCGTATCAGCTGAAACCACTTCAATGACTTATTCAAACATGACTGCTGAAAGAAAAGCGTTAATTGATTTTTCATTACGACCAATCTTAACTGCAATTGAGCAACGCCTCAGCCAACAAGATTTCTGTCCTAATGGCATTGAAACGCGTTTTGACATTGATGACTTTTTGCGTGGCTCAGCATTAGAGCGTGCGCAAGTTTATGAAATCCTAAACCGCATTGGCGCGATGAGCGTTGAGCAAATCCAAGAGGAGGAGGACTTAATCCGATGAAGATTAATTTCCCAATAGAAATAACAGCTGCCGACACAAACAAGCGCACAATCTCAGGAAAGATCGTTACATGGGATGAGCAAGGTTCAACTAGCGCAGGATTAACTGTGTTTGAAAAAGATTCAATTGATTTTTCTAAACCTGTTAAATTATTGCTTGAGCATGAAATTACCAAGCCGTTAGGCAAGTTAATTGACATAACTGCGACAGAGTCAGGTTTGGAAGCGACATTTCGTTTGGCCAAAACTTTTCGTGCGGATGACGCATTGGAGGAGGCCGCAACTGGATTACGCGACGGATTTAGTGTCGGAGTTAAAATTAATGAATGGAAAAATGAGGAAGGCGTGCTAAGAATCAAATCAAGCACACTTCAAGAAGTTTCGCTTGTTACCAATCCAGCAATTGACAGCGCACGAGTAGCTGAAGTTGCAGCAAGTGAAACACCAGAGAATTCCGAAGCAACCGCCGAGGAAACAACAACAGAGGAGAACAAAGTGTCAGAAATTAATTCTGAGGCTCCTATCGCGACCGAAGCGGTAGAAGCGGCACAAGCTCCTGTTGTAACTGCACAATACATGGCTTACACAAAGCCACGCGTTGATACAAATGTTACAGCCGGACAATATGTTGGAGCACAGATCCGTGCTCTAAATGGCGATACTGATGCGCGCGATCTAGTTGCTGCATTACAGATTGCAACAACAAGTGAGAACACAGGAATGGTTCCACCAAACTATCTACGCGATGTTATTGGTGTAATCGATTCATCACGCCCATTCATTGATTCAATTGAACGTGCACCACTTCCAGCATCAGGAATGAAAATTTTCACTCCAAAATTAGGAGCACAGGCAATTGTTGGACAAACTGCAGAAGGTGTTGAGTTTGCTTCACAAGATACAGCCGTAACTTTCCAAGAGGATGATATTGTCAAGTTTGCGGGCGCAAATATCATCAATGTTGAGCTATATGACAGAAGCGACCCTAGCTTTCTAGATTTGCTTGTTAGAGAGTTAGCTGCATCCTATGCACAAAAGACTGATGCTTACGCAGCAAAGATTGCAGTAAATAACTGTGGATCAACTTCCGGTTCAACAATTTACAAGTCAATCGCAGCAGGTATTGCAGCATCATACGATGTAATGCGCTTCACTCCTAACCGCTTAATGGTTGCTCCATCAGGTGGCGAGGATGGAATTGATTTCGCTGGACTACTTGGTGCAGTTGATGGTGCAAACCGACCATTGTTTGCAGCAGCAGCTCCACAAAACGCAGCTGGTTTGTTATCACAAGGAACAACTGCTGGAACAATTGCTGGACTTGATCTAGTAGTTGATCCAAACTACACAGGCGACAATTCAAATGTGAAGTATGGATTAGTTTATCCATCAGCAGCAATGCGATTCCACGAAAGCGCGCAATATGAACTTCGCGCCAATGTCGTTGCAAATGGTCGCATTGAAATCGGACTTTATGGTTATGCAGCAGTAGTTAATCGCTACCCAACTGCATTCCGTGGTCTATCAGTAGCGTAATTTAACTGAGTGCCTAGGATTGCTCCCGATCTTAGGCATCCAATTAAGGGAGAATAAAAGGAGATGACATGCCAACCATAATTACAGCCACCGAGTTGCGATCTGTGCTTGGTGTGTCATCTGCCTTGTATGACGACACTTATCTAAACGGCATAATAGATACAAGTGAAAATACAATTTTGCCAATGCTTGTTTCATATAAAAGCCCAATTCAAAAAGTGTCGCTGATAGATAATGTCGCCACTTTTACTACACTAGGAATCCATGAATTTACCGAAGGACAATCAGTTGTTATCGCAGGATGCGGAAGCCCATACAATGGCACGCGAACAGTATTGGCAGACAATCTTGGACAATATACCTTTTCAGCATCAATCACTAATGCCGATCTACTCGAAACTAATGTCATCCCATCCGGAATTGCTACCCTTTCTAGCGCATCAACTTATGTTGGAAACCAATCTGTTCGATCAGCCGTCTTTGTGGTGTCAGTCGAAGTCTTCCAATCAAGAGTTGCAGCAGGAGGACAAATCGAAGGAGTAGATTTTACTTCAAGTCCGTTTCGCATGGGAAGATCGCTTTTTAATAGGTGCGTAGGAATCTTAGGACCATATCTTGATGTCGAAAGTATGGCTCAATAATGACAGCATCAACAATTCTTTCATCTGTAAGACAGCCACTTGCTACAGCTCTTGCTGGCGTAGCTGGAAATGTTTACAGTTTCGTTCCCGAATCGGTAATCCCACCAGCGGTAGTTTTTGTCCCATCAAGTCCTTATCTCGAAATTGATACAATTGGGAAATCCCAGGTTCGTTGCAAGATTAATATGACTATTTCAGCGGCAGTTGCATATAACAGCAATCCAGCATCGCTCGACAATATCGAGCAATTAGTAATGAGTATTCTGGCAGTTATTCCAAACGGATATATTGTCGGATCGGTCGAAAGACCAACAGTTACACAAGTCGGAGCATCAACTTTGTTGGTATCTGATATAAATGTTTCAACCTACTACACACAGACTAACTAAGGAGCAGAAATGGCTACCACCGTCATCACAGGTCGGGATGTTACCTTCACAATTGGTGGTAACACATTCGATGCACAAGCAACAAGTGCGACTTTAACAGGAACAGTTAATCGCCAAACATACGAAACTTTAGATGGAAAAGCATATAAAGTTATTGATAATGATTTCACTCTAGCAGTAGAAATGTTGGCTGATTGGGGCGCAACAGGATCTCTTTGTGAGATTCTTTGGGGCGTTGCAGAATCAGCACCAAATACTGGAATTAACACAGTATTCACAGCTGCGTCAGGCGCACAATTCACTTTCCAGGTATTGCCAACATGGCCATCAGCTGGAGGAACTGCACCAGATGCACAAACTGTATCTTTGACATTCCAAGTTATTGGAGTGCCAGCAGAATCATTTAGTTAAAAATAGAATCGGGAGCAACTAATGAAACTACCAATCACAATTGAATACAGCTCAGGCGAGCAAGCTACTTACATAGCCCAACCGCCTGAGTGGGCAAAATGGGAAAAGCAGACAGGAAACACCATTGGTCAAGCACAAGAAAAAATGGGCATTTCTGATCTTATGTTTTTGGCTTATCATGCACATAAGCGAGAAGCAGCTGGTAAACCAGTTAAACCTTACGATGTTTGGATGGAAACAGTTACCGATGTAATAGTTGGTGATGCAAACCCAAAAGCCACCCCGCAGGAAGCCTAAATAAATTATTGGTTCAGTTGGCAATTGCCACGCAGATTCCAATGAGTGAATGGGTTGATGCAGACGATATAATGACAGCATTAGAGATATTGGAGGCAAGACATGGCAGTTAGTACTGAACCATCGATTGCCTATGATAAGCGAGAACTTAATAAAATTGCTCGAGTTTTAAGACAAATGGATGAAACCGCTGTCAAAGAAACAAAGCGCAGAGTTCAAGAACTTGCGCAAAAAGAATTAGAAGAAATCAGACGCATTGCTTCATCAAGAGGCAAACAAGCTGATCGAATTGCTCAAGGCGGAAAAGTAAAAGCATCATCTTTATTAGGTGAAATTCAATTTGGTTTTGCTGGTCAAAAGTTTTCTGGTGGAGCAACTACGCAATTCAATACTAGAAATGATGCCAAAGGCAATCGTAAAGGTATTGGTGCAGCTATTGAATTTGGATCTAAAAATTATGCACAATTTCCAAGATGGTCAGGGCCCATGCCTAAAGGTTCTGGATCAAGAGGATGGTTTATTTATCCGACCATCAGACATTTACAACCAACAATTATTAAAGAGTTTGAGGAAATAATTTTGGAAATAAGAAAGGATTGGTCAGATGGCCAGTAGGACTTTAACGCTTTCACTTGCTGCCGATATTGACAATCTGCAAAAAGGTCTAAAAAAAGCCGATGATGAAATCCAAACATTTGGAGATAAGGTCAGCGCATTTGGTAAAAAAGCCGCTGCTGCATTTGCAATTGCCGCCGCAGCCGCTGCTGCATATGCCACCAAATTAGCCGTTGATGGGGTTAAAGCGGCGATTGAAGACGAAGCTGCACAGTTAAGGTTAGCAAGCGCATTAGAGACCGCCACAGGGGCAACAGATGCCCAAATTAAGGCAACCGAGGATTACATAAGTCAAACCTCATTAGCTGTAGGTATTGCTGATGATGAATTACGACCAGCCTTTCAAAGATTAGCCATTGCCACCGGAGATGTTACAAAATCACAAAGTTTATTAAATTTAGCAATTGATATATCCAAAGGCACTGGCAAGGATTTATCCACAGTTACCGAAGCTTTGTCTAAGGCCTATGCAGGTCAAGATACTCAATTGGCAAAACTTGGCATTGGCATTACAGCTGCTCAAGCGAAAACAATGGGTTTTAAAGATGAAACTAAATTACTATCCGATCTTTATGGTGGTGCTGCCAGTCGTAATGCCGAGACTTTTCAAGGCCGTATCGATCGTTTAAAAATAGGTTTTGAAGAAGCTAAAGAAACTATCGGGTTTGCTTTATTGCCAATTATCGAAAAATTAATTGGATTCATATTTGAATATGGAGTGCCAATTGTCGATAAATTAAAAGATGCTTTTAATGTAGTTAAAGAGGCTTTAGATCGTAACCGAGAATCATTCAATGAATTTTGGATTTTATTGAAAGACAAAGTATTTCCAATAATCCAAACAGTATTTGGTTTCTTGATTGATGTAGGTGCTAAGGCCGCAGCTGCAATAATTGATGCTTTTGGCAAAATTGCAAGTGTAATTACTCCAGTATTAAATTTCATCATTGATGCAATCAATGTAGTTATTAGAGGATTAAATGCAGTGCGTGGTTCTGATATTGCCACGATTGGTAAAATTGGTGAAATAAGTGGTGAAGGTTTAGCATCTAGACCTTTAGGTGGAGCTGGTGTCACAGGTGGTGGTTCTAGTTTTGGTGGTGGAATTGGTGGTGGAATTGGTGGCGGCGGTGGCGGTGGCGGCAGCATAGCCGAAGCAACTGGAGCTACAAGTTTAATAAATCTAAAAGATAGACTGTTAAGTGTTCAAGATAAAATTAGCGAACTTACATTCCAAACTATAACTGGTGGTATTAGCAAAAAAGCCGCACAATCTCAACTTAACAAATTAAATGCTGAATTTCAGTTATTGTCAAATCAGGCAAACGCTATAACTCAAAACCAGATTGCTGCCAGCAGTGCTCCATACGAAGCGCAAAACATCACTAATGTTTACGTGTCAGGAACTGTTGTCGATCCAGAAGGATTGAATAGAGTTTTGAACGATATTTCAACGCAATCATTTGCCAGAGGAACTGGATTCTACTCACCATGACAGTATTCACTCCATCATGGAAATTAACAGTTAATGGAGTTGATTACACAGATGTAACGATTGCCAATTTATCGCATAATGCTGGCCGAAAAGATATTTATTCACAGCCAGTTGCTTCTTATGCTCAATTTACAATTGTCGCACTCAACAATGAGAATTATTCGTTTGACATAAATGATGGAATTGCTTTACAGGTAAAAGATTCAACCAATGCTTATGTAAGCCTTTTTGGCGGAAACATTACAGATCTATCTATAGAAGTTGGAAATTCTGGAGCAGTTGGCACTGAAATCAGATACAACATTATCGCAGTAGGTTCTCTGGCTAAATTGGCTAAAACGATATTTAACGATTCTTTAGCTCAAGATTTTGATGGCAACCAGATATTAGATTTATTGGATGATTTACTTTTAAATTCATGGAATGAATTACCAGCCGCTGAAACGTGGGCTGCATATAATCCTACCGAAACATGGGCAAATGCTGGAGATATTGGCTTAGGCGAGATTGATACTCCTGGACTTTATGAAATGGAAAACAGAGCTGCTGAACCAGACACCATTTATAACATAGCTGCACAAATTGCCAATTCGGCTTTTGGATATTTGTATGAGGATAACGCAGGAAATGTGGGTTATGCAGATGCTGACCACAGGCAGAACTATTTACTGACCAACGGATATGTTGAATTGGATGCTGGTCATGCCATTGGTAGAGGTTTAAAAACCACCATGCGTGCAGGTGATGTTAGAAATGATATTTACATCAATTACGGAAATAACTTTGGTTCACAAAAGACTGCCAGCAGCGCATCCTCAATTGCCCTATATGGATATAAAGCCGAGACTATTAATTCCGTATTACACGATGCAACAGATGCCCAGGCTGTAGCTGATAGATACATTAATCAAAGAGCCTTCCCTCAGCCACAATTTGATACTATCACTTTTCCAATAACCAACTCTGAAATTGATAATGCCGACAGAGATGACCTTTTGGGCGTATTTATGGGCATGCCGATTGATCTTAGAAATTTGCCTAGTCAAATATCTGATGGCACATTTCAGGGTTATGTTGAGGGTTGGAGTTGGTCGGTCAGTTTTAATCAGCTGTATTTAACTCTCAATGTTTCACCAGTTGCATTTAGCCAAGTGGCAATGCGATGGAATACAACCCCTGCCACCGAGGCATGGAATACGATTGACCCGGCTTTAACATGGGAATACGCTACAATAGTAGCCTGATTATAGGAGAAAAATGGCAACCACTACTAACTACGGCTGGACAACACCAGACGATACCGCTTTGGTCAAGGATGGCGCATCAGCTATTAGATCGCTTGGAACTTCAGTTGATACCACCACAAAGGCATTAAACCCTTCAACAACACTTGGCGATATTGAATATCGATCATCAACAGCAAATACAAATACAAGATTAGGGATTGGTAGTAGCGGTCAAGCATTAACAGTTGTCGCTGGTGTGCCATCATGGGCTGCTTCAGCAACATCAGTTTTAACCACTACTGGTGATTTACTTTACGCATCTGCTGCAAACACATTGGCTCGCAGAGCAATTGGATCGACTGGAGATATATTAACTGTTTCTGGTGGATTACCAACTTGGGCTGCTCCTGTTTCTAGTGGTGGTTGGACTCAACTTGCAAGCGGCACCTTAAGCGGATCACTTGTATCTATTTCATCTATTTCAAACGGTTATAGAAATTTACATTTGGTAATAACAGGTGCTTACCGAACCTCTGCCTCTGGTATAATGCTAGTAAGATGTAATTCAAACTCAAATAATCAGTATTACAATACTTGGGTTGGTTCTGCAACTACAATTACGATTGGCGGTGCAACAAGTGCTTGGCAATTCGTAAATGCTGCCAATGATATAAACTCTACCGCAAATAGTTATGCAAGAATTTGGAGTTTTGATGATTACAATAATACAAATTCTTATCGTCTTGTAAGAAGTTATGGTGGAGAACCTACTTCCGGCTATAGGATGCAAAATATTCACGAATTACAAAATTCTGCTGCAATATCATCTATCGAATTAGCGCCTTCATCTGGAACTTTTGGTGGCGGAAACTATACACTTTACGGAGAAAAATAATGCCTAAATCAACACTACCAATAGTAAAAATTCACAATATTGAAACTGATGAAATAATTGAACGTGAAATGAATGATGTCGAGTTTGCCCAATATCAATTAGATGAAAAAATGCAAATTGCAATTTCTAAAGAAATAGAATCAAAAGCGGCAGAAAAAGCAGCATTGTTAGAAAAACTTGGCATTACTGCTGACGAAGCAAAATTGTTGCTTGGCTAATGAAACCTTGGCTGTCAAAGTCTGCTGTTCAATTTAGAGAGCAAGTAGATGATTCCTTCCCAGAGCGTTTGCGTAAATCTGATGGGTGGATTGGTGATACTCGACATAGCGCACGAACCAGCGACCATAATCCAGACTGGTCAGCAAATGGATGTGTGCGAGCAATTGATATTGACGCTCGGCTTTCTGACGACAAAGGGCTTTCAGCATACTTGGCAGATCAAGTTCGACAATACGGGAAAACCTCTAAGCGCATCAGTTATGTAATCCACCAAGAGAAAATTGCTTCACCATTGTTGGGCTGGCGTTGGAGAAAATACAAAGGCATCAATAAGCACAACCATCACATTCATATCAGCTTTAACAAAGATCAAGACAAGAATTCAGATTTCTTTAACATCCCACTACTAGGAGGCAACGCATGAAACTGACCAACAAACACAAGGCAGCAATCAAGTCATATTTAAGAGCTGTAGCTGCATCAGGCATAACTGTTATCTTGGCGATTGTTGCTGACATCAGACCAGAACTTGCCATTCTTGCCGGTGCGTTAGTTGCGCCAATTGCTAAAGCAATAGATCCAAAATCAGGGAGCGAAGTTGATTATGGAATTAATGCCAAATGACGGCAAACGATTGGGTCGCTATCGCCGTTGGCGTATGCGCCGTATCAACAAGTTTGTTGCTGGGTCTGCGTTGGGTTATTAAGTCTTACTTATCAGAACTCAAGCCAAACTCAGGTTCATCGATGAAGGATCAAATCTCAAGACTTGAACAGCGTGTCGATGACCTGTTTGTCTTAATCAGTAAGCGATAATTTTATTTATGGCGAACACACGAAAAACCAATAAACGGAAAAAGATCAATCGTCGAGTCGTTCGCCAATCTCCTGAGCCGTTATCTAAATTAGATCAGCACTATACGGCTTTACATGAATGCTATAAAGCAGCTAGAAAAGCAGGATTTACACCTGAGCACGCATTCTGGCTAATGACAGAACATAAGACTTTCCCTGATTGGATTGTAGGCGATGGTGGGATCATCCCATCCATAGATCCAACTGACGATGAGGATGACGATTAAGCGATACTTAGTAATAAGTGATTTGCAAATTCCATACCACCATGAAGCAGCTGTCAAGAATGTCATCAAGCTGGCAAAGCGTGAAAAGTTTGATAGCGTTTTATGCGTTGGCGATGAGATTGACTTTCAAACCATTTCTCGATGGG